TCTGCAGCCACGAACGTATGTTATGAAATTGTTGAAAAGTTCTTAACCCCCTTTCCCCTCTTAATTTATGTCTATAAGTCTCCATAAATGTGTTTTCGTTATACCGTTGGCCTTCATCACTTCCATAAACAACCCACGCTTATCAGCTAAGGACCCACACACTCTTTGTGTGATTACTTTGCCTGCCTTTCTTACGCTTACTTTATATTCTTTCATTACCATATATAATTTTACCATCGTGGATGCAGAACGCTGCAAACCCTCTTTCATTCAGTTCATCAATCCTATACTTCTGCAATGGCTTCAATGTATCATTCCCAGTCTTACATTCAATGAAGACAGATTCACCATCCCTTAAACATAACAAATCTGGGTAACCATTAGCACCTAATCTTATTAAGTTAATCACAAGATATCCTTTATTATTATATTCTTTTATTACTTTAGATTGATAATTCATTTCTTAATTGATACTATATTCCATAATCTTTTCGGAAAGTATTAACCGTGTATTTTTTTTTATTCATTACGCTTTTATAAATCTTAGCTTCAATCCCTTTACGGGCAAACACCCAATACACTTCGTTTTCTTTTCTATCCATAAAAGTCATACGATCGCGACTTTGCCAATAACTTATCGCTGAGAAATCTATACTAAAATATACCAGTGCATCTGCTTCCTTTAATGATATACCTTCCCTCCCAGATACTATTTGCAATGCAATGTTCTTATCACTGCCATTGAATTCTTCTAAGTTGGTGCAAAGGTTGTCACCGTATATGGTACGCAATATACTCAATTCTCCTTTATATTTATAAAATATTCCTATTTTTTTATCTTTAAATTTATCTCTTATAAACTTAGCTTTGGAATGGTCAATGATGCAAGTGGTCCCATCCTCAAGAATAACCGAACCCCCACAGAGTTGGTGTATCTTGTTTTGTAGTTTCACTGCAGAATCTGCAACGATTACCCCCGCTTTACCTTGCACCACCTTATCACGCTTCAGCTTATGTATAAGGTCATAGGTAGCATCACTCATATCACAGTGTAGTATGTGTTCATTCACATTGGTTTCAAACCCTGCTTGCTTCTGGGTAAAGGTGATGATGTGTTTGTCTATGTACGGCTTTATCTTGGTGTAGTCGGCATCACTATAGTCTTTCACATCAGCATAACCAAAGTTGCGTGTTGTTATCTTCACAAAGTCTTTGGCCCATTTGTAGAATGTTGGCCACTGCTTAAATGGTGAACGGTTGCTGACCCAGTACTGATGATATATCTGGCTATATGATTCAGCGTTTGGTGTACCGGATAGGAATATCATTGGAAGGTGTGCCCACCGTTCCTTTATTTGTTTGGTTGATTTGTTTGGCTTTGGGAATGACCCATTGCGGTGGTGTTCGTCACTTATGATAATATCAAAGTCACCTGTCACCTTATGGAGTGATTCATTGTTTATGATGTTGATATTGAATGTATGCCCAGCAGCAATATAGTCATCTTGGATGCTGCTGATGGCTTTCTTCTTGGTAATGAATAGAACGTTGTTGGCTCCAAGTTTTCTCGCTGCTTCTAAACTGATGTGCGTTTTTCCGCAACGTACTTCAACTTGTAAATAACAGATTCCGTAATCAATTATTTTATCAACGCATTCATCACTAATTGTCTCTTGATACTCTCTTAATTTAAACATAATTAAAAAGGTAATATAGTCACTATTTCAAACCATCTTGCACCATTGGTATTGCCATCAATGTAATCGTGATTATTGAACCTTGCATACTTTTGGACCCAGATGTTAAACTTCTTCTGTGTGAGCCATTTTTTATAATCTTGGTAATCTTCAACAAACTGATCATAAAAATTCTTTTTATTTATTCGTGTATCGTGTACGGTGTTATCTTTATCAGTTATCCATTCAAAGAACTCCATTGATGTCTCAGCAATAAATCTTCGTACTCTTATATTTTTGGCATTCTTCTGCTCAATCAATCCGTGCTTAAAAAAAGTTTGGATACACCCAACCATATAATTATCAAATCTGATATACTCATCATCATCCCAATCGTCAAACAACTGGCGACCAAAATCGTCATACGGTGTTTTTTTCTGGTTGTAGTACTGAGCAAACTCAACTTCGTGCCTTCTTCTGTTGTGGCTGTTACCTTCACCTTTTATTGCATAGTTGGTAGACAGAACCATCTTTGGTGAATCTTCAACACTCAATTTGATTGCATCCTTGTTCTTCCTTTCAAGTGTAATTCCTTCAGTCACTAAACTAAATTTGCTTTCAAAATCAAAGTTTTTCTTTACATCGTCAAAAACAAGTATTTGAGTATCTTGGGCAATCGTTTGATATGGAAATGACTTTTTATCATCAAATGACTTACCATCTAATATGCCGGTCCTTCTAATTTCACGCAACCCTTGAACAAATAACCCTTTGCCCGTTCCACCTTCTGGGTTGTCACTTATTACTTCATCATTGAGCATAATGGCTTTATTGTTCACCTTATTTTTATAGGTGTGCAATAAATATCCAATAGTACACTCCATTGGTAATGGATCACCATTGCTGATGTTACTGATGAACTGCTTGTAATCGTTTTCTATTTTCTTTGATTTGCTAAAATCCCTTTCAATGATTTGATTCTTCCAGATGTAGCCATCACAATCAGCGTAATCATTCAATGAATACTTATCCTTTGTAATTTCTAATATGCCATTTTGATAGGCAATAAATGACTTATCACGACTATCACGCAACATTAATAATTCAATACTATCCAAGAATTGAAGGTAGTTATCACTGAACATCATTTGATAATTCACACAGTATGACCATACTTTTTCTTCATTATTATCCAATAGATAATTAAGTACAAAATCTTTGATCAACTCCGTGCTTGTTTCTTCAACAATATTGCTTTTTATTTTAACAAAAGAAGGTTTTAATGATTCACCACTGAAGAACTTTTTAAACCCGCTGCGCTCTAAAAATAGTTTGTATTTCAAAGGAATGATTTTCACTTTGTCTTTTTCAAAGAACCAAAAATCGTGGTGTTCAGTCTCATTGGCCACTTGGTCATATGTTAAATCATCAATATTGTGTAATTCCTTTACTTCTTCTTTGGTATACTTTAAATCCTTTTTGATTTTATCAATTTTGCTGTAATCTTCAAAGTATTTTACTCCAAATCCCCTTAATTTATAAGCGCTTTTTACCGTTTGTGTGGCTTCATCTTCTTTAAAGTCACCGTGTACTACATTGTTAAGTATGTAACCCAGTGCGTTTGATTCTTGCACCCCATACTCACAGAAAGCACCGGCAATGTCAAGTATAAAATTGTTGCGTTCACCTTCAACAAAATCTTTGGACCAATTCCACCCCATAATGATTTCAATCTTCTTATCATCATCACCGATTGGAATTAATGGTGTTTTATCAGATACCTTAAATCCATCTTCAGTTAATTTGGGGCAGTACTCAACAGCATCATAATTAATGTAAATATTTGGGTCATAAGATTCGAAACAAACACGGTCAACATTACACCCAGATAAATCAAAATACTCATAATTGAAATCCTCACTAAACTGCCTAAAATATTTTTCGTGGTTTTTTGCATCGCATTTTGGTATTTTCACTACTCCCTTTATCCCGTTTCCAGATGGAGAACGAAACAAAGAAACAATGTGGGTGTTTTCTTTTAGTATTTTGAAGAAGTGGTTGTATTTCTTTTCTGGTATCTTATCAAAATCCAACACCATTAAACCACTGTGTGTTTTTAGGCCGCTTTTTTTACGCTCAGTAAACTCCCCTGCAAACATAATACAAGGCAATTTGGTTTTTGCGCTTGGATCATCAACCATTTGTTCAATTATATGCTTACTCTTACCATCCTTAATACGTTTTAAAATACTTTCTAAGGTAAGAAGGTACGGAACATCCTTTGACTTATATAAGGACCTAAAAAGTGATATTTTGTTTTCTTTCATTATTGCTTTTTTAAAATAACATAAAAGGGCGGGGTGCAACAATGACTTGGATAGAAATTTACCGCCCTGATATGTAATATTTTTTTCATTGTTGCACTACAAAAGTAATCAAATAATTTAAACGCAACACATTTTTAATTTTAATTTTTATTTTTTGCATCCATTTTTGATGTTTTTTACCCTTAATTATATAGGTTTTTATATAAAATATTATTTTGTTTTTATAAACGTGTTGCAATGTGTTGTCATAACTATTTAATAATTAAGGGAATAACATAAAACGCAACACATTTTGTAAAGGTCAGAGGGGGACACCCCTTTTTTAAAAAAATCAAATTTTTGCGTATATAAGAAAAGAAGGTACTATTTAGAAAAAAGCGTTGTTTTAAAATTAAAATTTGGTACTTCAATAATTAAGTGTATCTTTGTGGTACAATAAAGGATATAACAAATGAAAAAATTATTAGTAATCTCAGCTATGTTAATAGCATCGACATCTTACGGACAGGCAAAAAAAGCAGAATACACTGTTAGCCAACAAATGCTTTTAAACAGCGCAAATGAGCAAAAGCTCTACGTTACAAACTACTATAAAGGCTTTGGCTTTGGTGTGGCTGGTGTTGGTCTATTAAGTATAGCAGCATCAATGCCACAAGGGCCAGGAGTTGAATCAAAGATGGTAGACCCTGGCCCCCTGTATATCATAGGTGGCTTTTTAGCCCTATCTGGTATTTACCACACCCTAAAAGCTCCTATACATTTAAAAAGAAGTTCCGCTTATTTAGAAGCATCAGTTACTGGTATTAAAATTAGCTTTTAATAAAAATGAAAGAGAAAATCACAAAAGCATTTACAATATTTTTGCCAATGTCATTCGTGTGTTGGTACTTAGACAAACCAGCAATTGCAGTGATTGTATTTTTAATTGGTTTTACAGCCGCGTTAGAATATTATGATAGAACTTACAATAAATGAACAAATCCAACTCCGTGTGATCTTATTAGATAAGATTGACGAGTACCAAAGCATCATTGATGAGTGCAGTGGAGACAATGAATCGGATATGGATCTTGGTATCTATTACAGAATAAGAATAAAAGAACTTAAAAACATATACAATAAATTATGACATTCAACAAAACAATCAGCCCAGAGCTCAGAAGAATTCTGAAGGCTTGCACCACGGTGCAGCAGAGAAACGACCTTGCACACATCCACGGCATCTCACCTTTCACACTGATGGCAGTGCTAAATGGCAAACGTGACATCACAGAAACAAACAAAAGTTGTATCATTGACTTGCTTGAACTATCAATCAATAATGCAAAAGAATTTAACCAAACATTAGTTCAATATTATAATCAAATTAAATAAATATGGCAATCACAGCAAAAACAAACAGCAAATCCAACAAAGTGGAAATCATTGAAGCAGGGAGCTATCCGGCCACTTGTTACTCAATGATTGAAATGGGTACCAATGAAGAAGTATTCCAAGGAGAAACCAAGATGGTTAACAAAGTTCGAATCACCTTTGAACTACCAACCGAATTGGTAACCTTCAGTGAAGAACGTGGGCCACAACCCAGAGTAATCTCAAAGGAGTTCAGTTTATCAATGCACGAGAAATCTAACCTGCGTGCCTTCTTAGAATCTTGGAGAGGTAAGTCATTCACAGAAAAGGAAGCAGAAGCCTTTGACGTGACCAAACTATTGGGTGTGCCGTGTTTACTTAGCATCACACATAAGACCGCTAAGAACGGCAACACGTACGCAAACATCACTGGCATATCATTAATGCCAAAAGGGATGGAAGTACCTGAGATGGTAAACGAAAAGCAAGTATTGTCCTTTGATGACTTCAATGAAGAGTTATTTAGCTCACTACCGGACTTCATTAAGGAGAAGATTGAAATGAGTGAGGAATATAAGTCACTACGAATGGAAGCAGATAAGCAAGATAATGATGATGTACCATTTTAGAGAGATAGCAGACAAAGCAATTGAGGGGCATAGCAATCCCTTAATTGCATATGCTGAATTGAAAGCATATAAGCAGGAGGTTGAAGAGGCATTGAAGGAATTAGAACCAGTCGCACTGGAAGAATCTGAAAAGTATGGCAAGTCATTTGAGTTGCACGGCATCAAGTTTGAGCGCAGGAATGGTGCAACCCGTTATGACTTCAAGCATATTGAAAGGTGGCAGGATCTCAATACCCAGTTAAAGAACTTCGAAAAAAGTAGCAAGCAAGCATTGGCAGCAAGTAAACAAGGGGCGCATTATGTTGATTCTGATGGTGAAGAGGTGCAATGCCCACGGGTGATGTACAATAAAGATTCTTTAGTTGTAAAATAAAGTTTGGTAATATAAATATCTTGTGTATCTTTGTGGTACAATAAACAATAAGAGATATGACAAATACACAAACAGAATTAAGCAAAGTAGAGTTTTCTAAAATAGTTGAGATTGCAACTAAAAAATTTGCAGACGCTTGTTACGATATGGGCTTATCGGTAGAGGATGCTAGAAGAATAATGATAAGCAAAGAAGGTCTTGACGTAATAGCAAAAGAAGCCGCAAAATTAATTTAACTAAACCCGCCCTCCAGAAATGGGGGGCTTTATTTAAACAAACAATGATACAAGAAAGGATAGAAAAACGAGCGGCTTTAATAGCTAAGCTAGAAGAACTTCAGAAGATAGATCTGGGATTGATTGGTAAAACCGAACCAGTGCCATTGACCAAGGAAATAGTATTGAAGAAGGTGTTAAAATGTCACCGCACTGATTTTGAAAGCGTTTTTAGAAAGCATAGAGCAAGCGGCAAAATAAACAGAGATTCCAAGAATGTGAGGATTAGGCAGATGTACTTTTTTATGTGCAAGAAATTTACAAATTTTACCCTCAAAGATATTGGGGTGATTGAATACAATCGAAAGGTGTACAAGGTGTTTGACCATGCGACCGTAATCCACGGCATTCAGGCGCATGAGGATTTGATAGACTGCTATAAGTCTCACAAGAAATTTCACGACCTGGTGATTAAAAATTTGAGTTTATGAACTTGTTAGTTGTTTATTCATTGTTGACTCTTGCCACTTCCTTCAATGGGGTGGCAGGAAGTTCAACCGTAGACCCACTTATCATGGCCATCATTCAAGTTGAAAGCGGCGGTGACACACTAGCCCATAATATCAAAGAAGATGCCGCAGGAGTGCTACAAATACGCCCTATAATGATTGCAGAAGTGAACAGATTGATTGGCAAAGATATTTTTACATTGGAGGACCGGTGGAATGTACACAAATCAATCGAAATGTTCAACGTCATCAGAAGCCACACCCAGAACCCAACCAATGAAAAACTTGCTCGCAACTGGAACGGCGGATGGAAAGGATATAAAAAACAAAGTACAATTAAATACTGGAATAAAGTAAGAAAATTATTATGAACAACGAAATACCAAAAGAAGTGATGTTGTATCTGCTTTGCTTCCAAGCATTGGAAATTGCAGAAGAACTGGACACGGCGGCAACATTCAAAAAAAGTTTACGAACCCTTAAAACTTTCACGAATAAAAGCATTGTGGAATTTGAAAAAACAGAATTGGGCAGCGAATACCAAGCCCGTTCCATACACAATTTCAATGTGGTTCTGAGTGCATTGAAAAAAGATATATTACTGACACCCATTGGAGATTTCGAAGTAAAATCATGAAGCCATATTTAGCAATGATAATCGGTTCAGTTCAGCTGTCAATCATTATTTGGTTGCTGGCCTACATTTGCCAACTTAAACCCCAAATAAAGGAAGTAAAGACAGTATTAACCAACACCGACACCATATACCAAGAAATTGAAGTGTTGAGATATAGACAGGATACAATTAAATTATATTATGAAACAAAAATTATTAACTACCGTGCTCTTCCTACTAATGAGCGCATACAGCTATTCACAGAACGTATTAATCAATGAGGAGACTTGTGATACTTTGGTTACTATTACCATCAATCAAATGGATGATATTTATATTGAACTCACTCAAAAGGATTCTTTATCCGCCCAAGCACGAATAAACGCCCTTAGAGAAACAAAACACCTTCAGTTGATAGATAGTGCCAACAAAGATATAAAGTCTCTTAAAACGGCTAATTTGCAACTTGAAAGGAAAATAACCAGATACAAACCCACTGTGCTTATTATGGGTTCGATAATTATTTTGCAATTTTTAATAAAATAGTTTGGTACTTCAATATTCTTGTCTATCTTTGTGGTACAATAAAGGAAGAAAGATATGACAAATTTAGAAACAAAAACAAAAAGCCTAACAACTGAAATGTTAATTGAAACTTTCAAAGGACTAGAGAATAATAATACAACAGAAGCTGACATTGTTAACAATTTAGTAATGAAAGAACTTGAAGTAAGATTATCAGAAGAGCATTATTGTAACCTATTAGACGAGGTTTATGCAGACTAAACAAGCTAAAGAAGTAATATTATACGAAGTAGCCGCTAATGGTGTGGTTACTTCTAAAGCCATAAGACTTTATTGTGAACATAAAATAAGTAAAAAAACATTTGATAAATTAGTAAATGATGGAACTAGAAAATTTAAGACAACAAACAGCTGAAAGAATATCTGAGTTTTTTAGTGGGGAAAGCACAAACCCACAAGTAGATACATACAAAAAACTTTTAGATTTTGAACAAGCTATAATAAAACAATTGTCTAAAAATATAGATATGGCTTATGAACATGGATACTACGATGGGGAAGTATTAGGTAAGCAAACCCAACACGGAAAATTTAACCCTAGAAATAAAATATTATAAAAATGGAAAAGATAGATTTGAGAGAAAAGGTAGATGAAGTTGTAAATAGAAATATTTCACAAAATGCTGTTTATGATGATTTTTTAATTGATGGTTTAATGGTTATTTTAAAAAGGGAAATAATAAAAGAAAACATTATAGATATTGAAAACCAAGGAAAAGTATGACACCAAAAGAGAAAGCAGAAATACTACTAAATAAAATAAAATTTGAAAGTAGTGATAAAAACGAAAAAAGAAGAAACTCAAATTTAGGTTTAGTTTTTTGTAACGAAATATTAGAAAGTTTTATTATTAGATTAACACCTGACCAATTTGAATATTGGAACGAAGTTAGAAATGAGTTTTATAAGTTAAACAAAGAAGCAATATGAATGAAACTGCAATAGATTGGTTTGTTGATGAGTTGCAACGAGCCGAATGGATACCTAAAGATTCAGGTATAATGAATTCAGTAATATTAATGGCGAAGGAAATTGAAAAGGAACAAATTATAAAGGCTTTTGATGAGGGCTTGTCTATTGGTGATTCAAGAAACTATAAAGGAATTAATTATTACAAAGAAAAATTTTAAAGGATATGACAATAACAAAACAACCATACAGAATCACCATTGAACACTATGATACAAAGGTGAGTATTGAAATAGACCACAGTGACATCACTATTGATGAACTTGCAACGCTGTTAAAATCAGTGCTTCTTGCTGCAGGATGGAGTGAACAACTAATTAATGAATTGATAAATATATGATACATCACTACGACAAGCAAACATTCACAAAAGAACAAATCCAACAATGGGCCATTGAAGAAGGTGGTGTATTAACTGAAGATGATTTGTTTTATAACATAGTTTTCCCACATAGGGTGACAGATGAACAATAATAAAAATGTGCGCTCAGAAAAGGTGAGTAAATCTGGCGACTTGCCCGTGTTGCTTGTGATGCAAAAAACCTTCGATAGCCTTCATTGATAAATAGCCTTGTTTTTTATGCCAGGAGTCTGTACCACTTGGTGAACGCAAAGACTCTATATTGACTGAAGTTATATCTTTTGAAATTTTATGATGCACGTGATGCGTATATATGTAACGGTGCTTTGTTTCAGCCCAGTATTCTTTCGCTTCAACTGCCATTAATAAAGGCAAATCATTCATCTTTGCACCATCTCCGTGGGTTGTACCAATTACATTCTCACCATACTGAAAGTATTTCCTGTGTGCAATCGAACAATCAAATGTGATGTTTTTATTCTTCCTAAACCAAGACTGAATTACATCAGCTAAAAAAAATCCGGACTGATAATCGTGATTTGATGGGTTGAAAGTAAAATGCACATCAGCCAATGGGATCAGCATTTCTATCACATCAATATACACTTGCTTTGCTTTTAAAAAGTTACTGTACCACATCCCATCAGTATCTTGTGGTGTGCCGCTTGTTGTGGTCCGTGTTGGGCTGTCAATGTGTAGGATGTCATTTCCGCCAATGAATAGTATTTGGTCTATGTTGTACCCCCTGGACTTGTCAATGATGCCTTGTACGCCTTCTTTGACCCTTTGCACTGCTATATTGGTGTTGTAATCTTCGCCAGTCTCAAATGCTTCACAAAGTTTGCCAATGTGAACATCAGCAGGATCAATGACCAACAGATGGCCATCCTTTGATTTGGTTCTTTTTAGTTTGGGGTATTTAGGTGAATATTGTTTAAGGTCTGCAATCAGTTTGTCACGTACCTTATCATAATCAACCGCCCCTTCATAATCGGGGTTAGTAAAGAATAGTGATGTGTCTTTTGTTTTAACCCAACCGTGCTTAACGTTACTAATTGGCACACCTGCACCCTCACAATATGCATCTATCCTTGATTTGTGTCTAAGGAAGTGCTGTTTGACAGTGTTGAAATTCTTATTGGTTAGGTTGCCAATTCGCTTGTAGTAATCATACCGTAATTCTTTTTCGCCTTGCTCATTTTTATTGAATATTTCAACCCAGTCACTTGAATAAATTAATTTCATTTGTATATTGTAATAAACAAATATACTAAAAATAATTTATAATGTATTCGATACGTCAAAAGAAGGGCAAGCTTTTGAGGAATACTCATTGTGACCGTGAACGGTACTGCCCGGATATCTTCTCTTTAGTTCATCTATAAGCCATATAAGAGCTTCTTTCTGTTCAGTAGTTCTTGTATCTTTAGGATTCTTATAAGCCTTATCCATTCCTCCTGCGTATGCAATTCCGATGCTATCTTTATTGTGTCCACTAACGTGAGCACCTACCTTTGATTCGGGTCTACCTACTTCAACCGTTCCGTTCAAGGTTATTAAATAATGGTAGCCAATATCTGACCACCCCCGTGCTAAATGCCAAGCTCTTACCTCTCCTACTGTTACGTCTCTACCTTCAGGGGTAGCTGTGCAATGCACAATGATTCTATTTATGTCTCTCATTTTTTAGTAAATTTATCTAATGATGTAAGCCCAAAAGCCCCGAAGGCAAATAGTGCAACTGCGTTCACTAGCGTGTCAGATGGCTTAATTGTTTCGTGTGAAAATGTGTTTGCTATAAGCGCAATCACTAAAGCCAAGACACAAATCATACCTGCCACTCTTTTTGAAGATAATGCACCCTTTTCATCTGTAAATAATTCTCTCATGTTAACCAATGTATTATTGCAACTATTACTGTAATTATTATACAAAAAATAGCTACTGTTTTTCCTCTGTTAAAATCTTCCATCACAACAATAAATCTCCAATTTCTTGTGTTTTTTTAAGAAACTTATTTTTTTTGGCATCTGAATTACTCATAAAATCGTCTACCTCCAATGCAGTTATTTTTTTTATATAGTCAATACCTATTAATGCAAATAACTTTCCATCTCTGTAGTAAGGGGTTACGGCTATCGCTTCAACACCTTGCTGCTTTAGCATATACTTAACCCTTAAATCATCCATCGTATTAATATCAGTGACAAACATTTCCATATTAATCACATTCTTTATCCAATTTAAATACAAAGATGTTGGTAGGTCCTGCAACGCTTCTGCTTGTGTCGTAACACCTTCACGTACTACCTCATAATCGTTAGACATTTTAGACTTATGCGTCCCGTTGTAATAGGTTACTCCGTTGTGAAATCTAAAAATATATGCCCTATCAGAATTAGTTTCATTCAATAATGTTTTTAAAGCCCTTTCAATCAATAAATCATTTTCTAAATAAGATATTACAACATCCGTTTCAGTCCATTTTAATTCTATTAATCGTTTGATATGCGTTTCAAAAGAAAACAAAACACCTGCTAAAAAAATGACTATGACAGTATACCACCTTAGAGACTTAATTACTATTAATAGCTCCTTCCATTTCTCCATTCTTAAAACTTATGAGCGTTATAGCTTAATCCTAAAAATGAGTGTACACCATCGCCAGTTGAATCAATAGCATAAGACTCCCAGCCTTGCGGGTGGTTATCTAAACCATTAAATAAAGCATCTACGTGCCATTTGTCAGATAATACCGGAGCAGTTAATTCTGTACCGTCCTCATCGTATGTACCTTGCTGTAAAACTATATTACCTAATTGCACTATTGTATGTTTGTGCGTTGGGTATTCGTTACCATTTTCATCTGTTGCAGTTCCTAAAGCCTTTATTTTAGTTTCTGCTTGTTCTTTATCAAGAAATTCATATTTAGCTATTTTTATCATAATTATATTGTTGTAAGGTTAATTAATTCTTGGTCTGTTAAAGGTGTTGGAAATAGCAGTATTTGATTAAAGTTGTAGTTTGATACTATTGAGGTTAGTAATTGAGGATTAGACGCAAAGTCCAATCTTGTTGCGGTACTTGAAATCAAAGAACCATTTATAAATAATTTAGTGCCATCAACGCCCCAAGTTACCGCTAATTTATTTTCAACATTTGCAGAAAATCCCTCTTCAATTACATCGGCAGTTAAATCAACTCTTATGTAACTTGTAACACCATTATTCCCCTCATAAATACGAATTCTGTTCGATGTGGAATCTGAATTATCAGCTAATCTAATGTGGCGGAATCCAGCCGTAGAATCCCTCCTCCCGCTTACCTCTAAATCAAAGAATAAAGTACCTTCATTTAATTGGGGAAGTATTCCGTTGCTTTGCAAATTTGCAAGAGAAAAAGCATCCGCTACTCTCGTAGCCGTTGCCCCTGCCGTTGGTATGTAGCTTGTGGGGTAGCTGCCGAGTTCTAGTTGGCTTCTGTATACTTTAAAAGAGCCTACACTACTTGAGAAAGCTGCTCTTGTTGAATCAATATTATCTACAAAAATTAAAAAAATAGATGTTTTAGATGTAGTGTTTATATTTGCTATAATTCTTAGAAAAGAACCATAATCAACTATGCTTCCAACAACCGCACCTGATTGAGTACCTAATACTTTATTTTGAATATCAAAATTAATAAAACCAAAATCAGTACCACCCGTACCTAAACCAATTTGAAGATATTGATGGTCTATGTATTCTACATCAAAATATAAAGATTGAACACCTTGTGTCGATTCATTTTTACTTAAACCTTTAAAAGCAGTTCCTGGACCTGCATTTATAGTATTATTTGAATAGTTTGAATCTAATTTAATCCAGCTCGCATCGCTAAAATCTTCACTATAAGTAAGTAAATTAGTCCTCTGCGGCTCTAAAAGCAATTTACCACATCCACCCCCAGTGTAGTCTATTCTTGGTACTCCACTTGCTACACTTTCAATCAAACCATCTGCATTTACCCTCGTTGCCGTGCTTGCTCTTGTGAAGTCAAAATCACCACTCCCATCGGTTGGCTTTAAACTGTATATTTTATTCGCCTTGTACCCGCTTGGATACATTATCAGGCTTGCATCATCGTAAAAACTCATCCTTGTATATTTATTCTATGTTATTGTTCTAATATATGCTCTTAAACAGGTTGCATTTTCAAAAGTACCACCGGTGGATGTAACCCGCCTTTCATACTTCTCAAATATTTGCCTTTTGCTTTCTCTTATCCCGTACTCCATTATCACCCTAGCGCATTGGCTTGTGTTATCAAATAGAATTTCTGTGTTGCTAAGCAATGTTTGCTGAATTACTTTGCCATTGACCATACCCTTGTATCTATAAAGTATTGTTTCAATTTCATCAGCTATGTTTGACGCTTCCAAAAAACCAGCGTTGCCATCCTTACCTTTTGATGCAAAAATATTTATTTCAACATCGTGGTTGGTTATGGTGAAGCCATCTTTGAAGTTCTCCGGTGTGCCACTCTCAGTAATAACCACCCTTGGAAAGACCCCATTTTGTGGAGCTATTCCGTAACTCAGTTGACCAACCAAGTCAGTTATTGCGGGTACATTTAATAAAGCATATACAGCGTCACCTATCATATTTGCAAAGATGGTAAACCATTAAGCAAAGGTTTGTAATTTATTTGACTTTTTGTTTTGCAGTTTTGGACCCGTTGCAACTTTTGCAAAGTGCTTGCAGATTATTTTCATTCCACTTATCACCACCATCAGCCACGGGCAAAATGTGATCAGTAAAAAAGGATGCATTATTGCACCCATCCACCTCGCACACTGGGTGTCTCATTTTATACCCTTTTGAAAGTTTGCGCCACGCTTGGGTGTTATAAAACTTAATATCACCCTTATCCTTCAACCAATTGGTTTCAGTCTTCCTTGGCTTGTACTCCTTGATGCTATGCACCTTTTTTGGCATTGTTGGCATATTATGCGAGGTATGGTGCTGCTCTGTGTCTGTAAATTGCGCCTGCTTCCTTCATATAAATATCACGACCCACAAACACAATTTCACCGTCTTTTAAATCAGATACAGCAGTTGGGGCAACTCTCACTTCTGTATGTTGCAAACTGTCAAATCTAACTTTTTCAGAAAAATACATCCCTTTGTATCCATATATTAATCTGGTCCCGCTTGGTATTGGTACTAATAAATCAAAACTTTCAACATTTAAAGTGACATCATTTCCCGCTGTTGCTAAATCTTGTGCAGCTATTAAATTCAAGAATACATACCCTTTTTCATTTACCAATTGCAATTTGTCACCAATCTTTATGTCACCAGTGCTGTCAATTGTTATTTGAGTGATACCAGGTAATGGCATCAAATCACCTCTAAGAACACCAACACCGACAGATTGATTTTGTGGTACTGTGAATGTATCACCTATTTCCTCATTGCCTCTGTCATCATCTTGACCAATAACATTTGATGATAACCCCACCCGTGATGTTAGAACCTCAAACCACTCCCCATCTACTTCATCAGATAGGTATTTTATTTTGAGTTGCTTTGCTGCAAAAACTGCATTATCATATGGTATGGTTTGGAATGGATAGTACTTGCCTTCAAATGCGCCCATATACTTTTTAAGGGGCTTGTATTGTATGCTCATAGCTTCCAATACCCTTGATGTTGTCAAACCATAGTTAGCATCAAAATTTGCATCCCAATTACCCCCAACAACATAATCAACCGCCCCCCCATTATAATTGGCATCAACACTTATATTGTTTAATTGAACTTGTGAAGTGGTTTCATTGATTATCAAATTTCCAAGGTCCAAATCTTTGGTAAATTTCACATTGGGATTGTCAACATAAATTTTTTCTTTATTTTCACTTAAGCCAGAAGGTACTTGAACAAGCAAACCTACAATGTTAAATATTTGCTCACGTGATGCGCTTGGCTTTCTTATGTTTAAAATATGTATTTCCAATTTTACCACCACATTTTCCATCTCGTATGGTATGACTGGTGTGGTCATTGTCACATATTCAGTCCTTGGTGATATACCACCTTTCAAACTCAAAGTTTTTGAATAATATTGGTCAGCTAAAACAAAATTCCCACTACCCCAATATGGTGCAACTGTATCAGACCCCTTTAAAAATCTCTTATTGGTAGCATCAGTGACTGAAAGTCTGATTTCAAAATCCATATCGACCAAGTTGGTTTGCGATGTTCTTATTGGTGCATACAGAGTGATATATTGATTTGAAGCTAAACCCCCTTGTATATTCCCAACATTCGCATTTATTGGTGGACTAAGCACCATTTCACCCGTTGATGTTGGATCAAAGTCAGCATAAACGGTATCATATATGCTACTCGGTAACATAGTTAAATCAAACTTTCTTTCCGTCTCCATCAATGCCCGCTTGATGCCGTGCATATAACCAAACTTACCATCACTCAATGCAGTCATTTGGTCATTACTGTGGGTGTATGTTGTGGCGTTGTACGTTCCGTTTTTCAAATAGTCTCTTGTGGTTATTGCATTAGTATCGTAATTTCTTATTTGCTGAATGTAATAATAACCATTTGTGTGAATTAATCTTGCAGAAAATAATTCCATCAAACCACTTAATATATCATACCCACTTCTAAACTCATATGCATCACCAACTTTGCCGTCTGGTTCAATTAGTAGATTTTCATAGATGTAAGAATAATCAAGCGGGCTGTCACTTGCATTTACACCCCCCACTTCAACAGATTGGTATTCTATGGTATCACGTATGTATATTTCACCATCAGCCCAAAATTCATCCAATCCATTAAGCGCTAATACATCAATTATAATGTCCTTGATTTGCTTATTTTGAAGGCTTGCGACATTTCCATTGTATGGTACATCTTTTATTCTGTCGATTCCATCTATTGCCCTAAAAACATATTGGCGTGGGCTGCTCTCATTATCCCACTCAATTAAGTCCATCACCAAATTACCGGCCCACTCTAATCTGTACCCGCTTACATTCCTCTCTATTGTAATCCTTAATTCATCATCATCACTCTGTAAATATAAATCAATAAACCTATCAAAAAAGGCTGTATCAACCCCCGTTCTATCTTCTTGTACATTCGCATAAACAACATCTGTGCTTGATGTCATTAATGGGCTCAACAAATAATTTTCAGAGTTTTCATAGTCAGTTGAAAGGTCAATTATAACTGGCTTGAATTTTGGTATGAAAGATGAAGGACTTTGGATGAAATTTGCCATTGTTGTTTGACCACCAAAATCAATTGGCAATGTTATTTCTGTTCTGTTTTCGGCTTCGTTATATGTGAATGATTTTATCTTGGCAGATTCACCAAAAGCCTCCGGCAAACAATTTTCATTTTCAAACGTACCCCCATCAGCCAACACCCTTGTTTTGTACGCTTCAGACAAAGTGGAATTATTGAAAAAAACACTTTGCCCAACTTGAATATAATCACGCCAATCAGAAGCTATAAAGAAGTCATTGCCAATTCCGCCAATGATTGGCGTATCCAAACCAATGTATGTTTTGCCGTATAATCTTACACGGTAATCTTCACCCGCTAAACTAAAAAACTGACTTTCAAATATTATGTTACTCATTTATTATCTTACAAAAGAATTTTCTCTTTCTTGAACTAAAATTAAATCCCTGCCACTGATTCTTGTGGTTGTCATATTACTGTAACCCATTTCACCTGCTTGGCTTCCAAAGTCATAATTGCCGCCCCTTGGCATTGGGCTATCACCCGCCGCTGTTGAGCTTCCAATTCCTTTCTTGCTCAAATTGGATATGGCTGCCCCTGCTGCTACTAATGCAACACCGCCCACAATAGCTAAAGCAGGGTTCATTGATGCTATTGCTGTGTTTAACATCACTTGTGCAACACCCATCGCAATCATAGCTTCACCAAATTGGCCCATAAACTTACCAATGGAATCAAGCAAGCCACGCCCAAAGTCTTTTGCTCTATTATCAAAATCAAATGATTCTTGTATCTCAGCTACTTTTTGGGCTTTCTCTTTTTCAATCCTTGCTATTTCATCAGCATTCCCTTGTGCTGCTTGAATCATTCTATTGTAATGTTCTTCAGTTTGTTTTAGCTGATCATCCATCATAGTGTTTGCAGTCAATGAATCACCCAGAAAAGAACCTAATTGACTCAACCCTTCTGTGGCTAAATCCTTCAATCCACTTGACAATGCAGCCCCCATATCTTGGCCAAGTTGTTCAAACACGTGAAGCGCTGTCGGTTTGATTGTTTCCATCTGTTCCTGCAAACCATCCATATTCACGACCGGTTCAATTGGGTTATCTTTGTTTATTTCATTGATACCCTCCATGATGGAATCGATTTCTTTTTTAAGTGCAGATACCCTTGATTCCTGTTTGTCACTTGGACCTTGTGCAGAACCGCCGCCGCCGCCCCCAGTGGATACAGTGGCTACTGTTGGCGCAACACCGCCAAACTCTTTTTCTATTGACTTTTTTACTCCCTTAAATGAATCCTTTAAACTCTTGAATTCTTTTGTGCTTTCCCTTGTTTTTAGTTTAAATGAATCCAGCCAATCATTAACATCCTTGCCAATATCAAGGCCCATTATTGTTGCCAATTTAGTGTGACCAGAAATCATAAACTTAATGGCATCAACAAATCCATTTGCTATTTTGACCCATATATTATAGAAGAAATCCGCAAACGCTTGTGCATTATCCCTTACATATAAGAAGGCTGCAACCAAAGCACCAATGGCCACAATTATTGCCGTTATAGTTAAAACAATAGGATTGGCAGCCAGAAATGCAAGCGCTGTTGTAAGTCCTGCAATGCCCAACATCAACGGACCAATGGCCGCAACTAATCCAGCAATCACAAGTATCATTTCTTTTGTAGCGGGTGTAGTGTCTTTGAACCTTTGTATCACCACTTTCATCTTGTCGGCAAAAGGTATCAAATATTCTGCTATTATCTTCCCAAATTCCTCAGACAAATCACCAATGGCCATTTGTAGCTGTTGGAGTGGTCCAAGACCTGCTCTTGCAGCCGCTTCAGCACTACCACCATATTGTTTTTCTAATTCATTTAATATCAGCGTTTGGGCTTCTGCCAACCTATTGGTTTCAACTAATGTCTTAACCGTTTGCTTTTGGTCCGTACTAAACTGAATACCTGCCCTGCTTAATGCAGAAAGATTTGCAACCGGATCATTTAAAGCCTTGCCCAACATTATTGAACTGCTCTTTAAATCGCCATCCAACCTTGTTGCAAGATCCAAGGCTGCTTGTTGTGTTCTTTCAAACTGAACCCCTGCAATGTTTGTGAATGTCAATAGTTGGGCCGTTGCACCTTTCAATATTTCTTCATCACCAAAAAGACTGTTTTGCTGTAAATCCTCGGCCATCCTTTCAAGTTGCTTGCTTGTGTATCCAACAGCGTTGCCCGTTGATTTCAAACCTGCTTCTACTTGTGCCAATGCCTTGGCTTGTTCATCAAATGCCTTTAATGATAAAGCCGCCATCCCTGCAAGTGGTGCCGTGACATACATTGACATTGATTTCCCAATGGATTTCATTTTGTTTGCTGTGCCCTGCAAACTTCTTGTGAGATTTTGTGATGACGTTGAAAACGCCTTCATATCAAATCCCGCCCGTATATTGATGCTTTTCTTTGCCATTACTTAAACCAATTCGGTTTTGTTTTTTTCAGTTCTTCTATTTCTTCTTTGGTCCATTTATTACCCTTTGTACCTTTCTTGGCAGTCTCATTTTCCCACTCAAACCTCATCAAGTCAGTGGGTGTTTTTATCTTCTTATTGCCTGCCCCTTTCAACGTAACGAAAGAAACAAATCTTGCGGTTTCCCAAGCCACTCTGTCATTGACTTGTTGGTTTATTTTGTACCCGTAATAAGCATCCTGCACTTCAACCATTGACCAACTATCTAAGGATAGTGGGCTTTGTTTCAAAACGCCTAAAACAAAGCCCCGTATCCAATTAGTTAATGGTTGGTTTACTTTTTTGCTTCTACTTTCAAGTTGTTCATTGCAGCCATATCCTTGGCCATCGCTTCAGTAAACACATTAAGTAGTGACATATCATCATCAATGGCATCAATAATAAAATCCTTCGTGACTTTCTCACCGGATGCCTTTAACCCACAATAAGCGATTGAAATAACATCAGCCATTTTGATGTTCTCACCCAACTCTGAAATGCTTTTGCCGCTTTCTTCTTCAAAGAACAATATTGCTTTGAAACCGAATTTAAATTTGTACTCTTTGTTTTTTATTTTAATCATAATTTTTGTATATAAAAAAAGGGCGGGCAATCACCCACCCTTTTTAGTCTAATTTATTTTTAACGCTTAACTAACCACTGCTTTGGTTACAGCTCCAGTTCCTTCAAATGATACCGAGAAAGTGCTTGACTCTTCAAGTCCATCAGTTCTTTCAAGTGAAGTGATGTAACAATCACCACTGTACTCCGTGTCACCCACCACAGAAGTGGTCCAGGTCACGTTAACTAATGTTCTCGCTATGAAAGCATCATACAAATCTTCGAAACCGTAGTTTGCATCCTCTGCAAAATAACCCTCAGCTGAACCGCTAAAACTCTTTTGCCCCTCAAGTGATTCCTTCCACCCGTCACTGTCTTTTGTTGACGCATCTCTTGTTGAGTGATCAAATGTTAAACTGTTTGATGTTAAGTGTGCAACCGTTATGCCCAAGACTTGTATCTTTGCTAACGTTCCGTTTAATATTCCTGTACTTGCCATAATTATATTCTTTTATTTATGCAAACTTAATCAGTCCGCTTTTTCTTTTTTGTAACTTTTTTAACTTTTGGAAGTTCCTCATTGTCCACAGCTATTTGAACCAGATGCTCAACTTCTTCTTCTTCAGTGTAACCATCAAAACTTTTGGCAACACCTTTTTTTATCAACTCATTGCCCAATGCAGTGGACACCCTTAATTGTGTCCCCTCTGGCAATGTTCTTGTCAAAATTGCATAATCTTTTGTTAATTCTATTTTCATAAGTTTAATGTTTTTGCTTTTTTATCAATGTATTTTTTTAATTGTTCACTTGCTTGTGTTTGCACAGATTCTCCCTTTTGTTGCCAAGTCTTTTTAACAAAGTTCTTTGCACCCGTTGGGTTGCTTTCGTGCGTTCCGGTTCCATACTCAATCCACCACGCATAAAACCCATCATACTTCTTGCCACCTCTCCCATATCTTGGCCCTACCAAAACGTTTGGATATTTTTTTGATGGTGATGTTTTGATTGCAATTGATTTCCTTAAATTATTAGGTGAATAAACTTTACCCCTCACAACAATATCACGATCAGCAACCGGTGCGTTTCTTCTCATTGTTTCCACTAATGGCTTTGCCTGCCTTCTTAAAACTTTCAGAATTTCACGGCGCTTCATCTTGTCACTTGACAATGATTTGATTTCTCTTGAAACCCCTTCCAAACCTTCTATTTTAAAACTCACAGTTTTTTTGTTGCTGTTAAAAATAACCCTTCACGGTCTAATTCTTGTATCTCAATAATATCATAGTATGCACCATTGTATAAAACCCTCATTGATTCATTGATTCCATCAAAGAACCTTATTTTGAACCTCACTTTATTGGTGGCCGTTATCTGGTCCGCTTCCACCCTTTCACTTCCAGAAACTTTGGCAACTGATGCAAAGGCCGTGTGAAACACAGACCAACTAGCAACATATTCACCAATACTATTGTTGGAAAACGTTTCCTGCTCAATTGTTATTTTACGGTCAAGCCGCCCGATGTTCATCATATCTCTGTTCTTTGGCTAATCAATGAAAGTTGGTATTGTGTACCCCTGCTTAATTGCTTAACATTACCAATCACTTCACCTTGTCTCATTTCAAACATATCACCGACCACCATTCGCAACGCCTGCTTGACCATCGCATCATTGGTGGATGTGGTTGTCACTTCAACCTCAACGGGCCAAGTACGTGTGCTAAAACTGGGTAAATTATCCAAAAACTCAATGTATGTATATAACCCATCATTGACAATGTATTTGGAAGAATCCAATAGCGTTCTTGTGTTGGCTGCATCATAATAATAAATGGCAACTGTATCAACTGGTGCAACATCAATTCTAAAATCAACCCATTGTGTCATATACCCTTTTGTTGCCCCACTTATAAGCAATGCGCATTCATCATAAAGCATCACGTGTGCTGAACCAATATAGTCAGAAATTAAGTCATCAAAGGATGTATCTAAGATGTTCAAATGTCTTTTTGCTTCTGCTAATGTTAATGCCCAATCACCAGACGCTGTGTGTGTTGTTATTTTTTGATTTCTTATCATATTGGTAAAAAAAAGGGGCGGGCATCAACCCACCCCCATTAGATATACAAATTAAAATTAAGTTACTACACTCCGAAAGTTCCTACGCTAATAGCCGCATCTTGTATAAGTGCTGCATCCCAGTAGCTGTTTAAGATAAGTCTGTTTGTTCCTTTGATTGCTTGTGTGTATGGATCCATAAGGATTTCAACTCCACCAAATTGAGCAACTTGAACTTTTGACCAGTCTCCATAATAAACAGCAGGGTTGGTGATGTCTGCAATTTGGTTGCTAAACTTCGCCATAACTCCCATAACCATTTCGTTTATGATTAACGGATTCACACCAGATACTTGTGCCGCTGTGTATATTTCAGTAAACAAATCATTGCTTATTGCAAAACCAAGATTCCCCCGGTTGTGGTTGTTTGATTGTACTTCCTCAACAAGACCCATCAATAGGGCAGTGATATCAGCATTAGTAACTGGCGTTTTACCAGCTCCAAGATAAGCATATGCCCCATTTGCAGAATCATCAGTGAATAATGCATATTCAACTTTCGCTCCTACTGCTTGTGCAATTGAGTTTCTAAGTGCTGATTCTAAAGAACCGTTTGCTTGCATTGCTGCTTGCTTTGAGTAGTCAACATAAGCCGCTAATCGCTTCGGCGCTAAGTCTTTTTTGCTTGATGCCGTTCCGCCATCTATTGCATCAGAAACTTCAGTTTCCCATTGTGTGCTTACAGCGCCAAGGATTGGAATGCGTTGGTCAGTGGTTGAACTTACTCGAGTGATACCAAGATCACCAAGGATAGTGTTTGCATATACTGCATCAACAAAAGACTGTTGCTCTATTCCAGTTGTGTCATTCTCAGTTATAACGGCTCTGTTAAGTACCATTGAAGGTATAACAACACCATTTGATGAACGACCAATTGCGTTCATTTCTCTCTCTCCTTCTTGCGCCATTTCTGCTTCAACTCCTTCAAGTTTGCCACCAAATGCTGCACGAACTGCTTTACCGAAAGAAAAATCCTTGATAATTCTTTTTTCTTCTTTGGTTTGTTCCACAACTGGACTTCCACCTAAATTTGCTGCTTTCATTCTTATTTCTTCTTCTTTTTGAACCTTTGGAAGCTCTTCAACCAATGCGGTCAATCTCTCCATGTTTGTGTCAAATGACAATGTCTCTTCTTCTGTAAAATCTCTATTTTCAGAAGTAACCAATGTTTCTAATGAATCAATCTCACTTTTTACAGCTCCGATTTCTTCTCTTATTGCTTTACTATTTTTCATTTTTATTTAAATTAATTATTGCAAATATTATCCTATAATTATAAGTACTTTGTAATTATTTTTACTTTGTTAAATTGTCTTAACTTAGACTTGGTTTCCAATCCCATCACTTTTGGTGCTTCTTCAATTGGTTCTAATGCCTTTTTTATTTCGTCAATTTGCTCTGCACTTCTTTTGAAAGCATCTTTATTGGACCCAGCTGAAACAACTGACCACTCAATTAATTCTTGACGTGTAAAGTAAACAACATCTCTATCTTCGCCCTTCTTATCATCACCGTATCTGTATTCGTGTGGTATTGCACCAACAGATGCCATTTTTAAAATACCATCATTTATTTTGTTAAAAACCTTATCTGCAATCGGGTTATTACCTTCACGCTCAAAAGTCACTTCACCAATCAATGCATCACCATCTTGGTACACTCGTGATGTGCCAATTATTGTGTCAGGATTATCACCAGATACAACGTGATTGTATCCAACAATAGGGTTTCTGTTATAGTTTTCTAATTCCCAACCCGCCAATTTGAACACCGTGCCGTGTCGGTCAATTGATTCGGTCGATATAACAAACTCAGCGGTTCGGCTTTCTACATTCACCCCGCGGCACTCAATCAATCTTTCTATTTTATTCATCTTCTTTTTTGTAATAATTTTTTATGTCAGCTATTGGTATCCTATTTATTTGTACATACCTTTCATCACCACCCTCAACGCTGTTTCTATCTTCTAACTCTAACACATCATTGATTGTATAAGCGCCTATGTCAGTCATCAATCTGTAATACTCACCTTTAGTTTTTACATCTGTTCTTAGTAAGCGGTCTACATTATGTTTGAAATAGTAATCACGCTTTTCATTTTCTTTTAGTAGCTTTCTTCTGTATTCCTGCTCTATTTTCTCAATCCAAGAACCAATGCCATAAGTCACAAACTCAATGCCCATATGTTCAATGTTGCTGTAAGTACTGCCTTCCATTTCATTTATCATAAATGAAGGGATACCCAATATTGTGGCTATCTCATTCTTTTGAAATTTCCTTGTGGCTATAAACTCAGCATCAGCAGGTGGCATACCTATTCGGTGATACTTACTGCCAGCGTCCAATATTGCAGTGCCTCGTGTGCCATTCGGGCCGTAGTTGGCTGTCCATTGTTGGTTAATGGCGTCTTTCGTCTCTGGTTTTAAAGTTCCTGCATATTCAATGTATCCATCAATACGAGTTCCTTTATTGTAAAAATCTGCACCATAATCCTGGGCCGCTATTGACAAACCCAGGTTTTGTTTATGTATTTGGATAGCACTCATACCAATCACTGGATCAACACCAAAACCACGAAGGTTTATAATGTCACGGTCTGGCACGAGTAAAGTTTCAGTTTTATTGTTTGCTTGTTTGGTTTCAACTTTCCAATATATTTCATCATCGTACTTTAAAGGCTCACAAATCTCTCTGCTAACATTTACCAATGAAGTTGGGTTCCCGAAATTATCACGTTCAATTATGGCCAAGCCATTACCGTGGTTGATCGCTGATGTGATTAATATTTGAGTAAAATCAAATGATATGCTTTCGTAATTAGCTTCAGCATTCAACAAATATTCAACTGGGTGGGTAACCATTTCCCTTTTACCATTGCTTTTTCTAAACACCTCAAGTGGGAGCATTGCAACTGATTCCGTAATTCTACGAACACCGGCCCAGTAGGCTGAAAGGCCCATTGCAGTTATCTCGGTGACTGGCGTTCTACCCACCATACCACCAAAATTTGCATTCAGAAAGCCCTTTTTTTCTGCGAAAACTGGATTAATTCTTTTAATTTCTAAACCGAAAAACTTCACTGCACAAAGGTTGAAAAATATTTTAGCTTAAATTGTAATAAAATTAACTTTGTTTATTACTTTTTACGCTTTTTCTTATGTTTTATCGACTGAAGCGCTTTAAAACTTTGGTAATTTCTGTGTGGTTTGTAGTCTGGGAGGTAGATATTAATCTCCTTGACAACGGCGTCGTATGCCATTTTGCGAATTTTAACCCTCAATAAATGCTTGTGGAATAGCTTATCAATACCCTCTGTCACCGCTTGGATCACTTCTTTTGGCACTTCCATTTCCTTGGCGTTTTTATTTGATAGCATAACCCTATAGCTATCGAAGTCCTTGTAATATCTAAACTTTGGAGCATATTCGCGCATCAAATCAATGGCTGCATCATACGCATCTTCACTCGTGTTGGTCTTCAACATTTCCAAAAAGATGAAATCAAAGTTTTTTTTGTTGTTTAAAACATCGTAAATTTTTCTTGGTATTTTCATTTTTTAAAATAATTTGTATTCATTTTGGTTAATTCTTTTTTTAGCTATCTCAAAATAGTTATCATCCATTTCAATTCCTATCCCGTTTCTGTTAGTGTTTTGACACGCTACCATAGTAGAACCGCTTCCCATAGTTAAATCCACCACTAAATCATTTTCATTGCTGAAAGTCTTAATTAAATCTTCAAGTAATAAAATAGGCTTTTGAGTTGGGTGGTGTCCGTTGTAATCCTTTTTGTATTTAAGTATATTGCTTTTGTATTTTTTGCCTTCCCATAAGTTAAATGTTGCTCTATACTTTAAGTCCATTTCTTCTATTTCTTCAAATGGTTTTAAAAAATAACCTGTAACACTTAATTTTTCATAGTGTTTTTTAATTGGAAAAGCCCATTGTTTAGTGCCATCATTTTTAGGAGAAAACCAGTTATAGGGTTGGTTGCCTGTAAATCCACAAAGTTCTTTATAAAAAGAAATAGGTTTGCCACATTTTTTAAACTCGTCAAGTAAATAAGTCTGTATTGGGTTTTTCTCTGTATCGTATTTTTTACTAAAAACTAAAACATCTTCATAATAATTCAAAGGTGCTTTTTTGGCGGTTAAAGCGTTTGCAAAGTGGTCTTTTTCCCAAATCATAGAATAATTAAAAGGTAGGTTTTTATGTGCTTTATTTATCAGCTCATTTGTAAAAGGTTGTTGAGCAGTTAATATCATTTTTCCGTTTCTTCTTAAAATTCTATTTGCAATATCCATTATTTTATCAGTATCAATAACAACATCCCATCCACATTTCCCACTCATTCCGTGATTCACATTTTTAATATCTTTTACAGTTCCATAAGGCAAATCCGTCAATATCAAATCAACACTACCGCTTTCTATTTTATCGCTTTCAATAAGGCAATCCCCTTTGTATAATTCTATCATATTATGTATAAATTTCCTGTTTCTAAGTAACTCCCCCCAGTATCACCGCCATCAAGCCAAAGTCCGTATGCCATAATATTGGTAATCAACCCATCTATTTTTTTGTTGGGTGTTTTAATATCCTTTTCAAGTTTAATGTTTCCACTTGGGTCAGACTTCACAGCGGCATTTCCCGCCATCCATCTCAGCACCGGATTCCCAAAGTGGTTGAACTTCTTGCTTTCAATAGCTGCCTGCATCTCCTTGGTTGGGGCGGTCATGCTCTTGAAACCTTGCCTAAACTCAACCAAATCAAATCCTTCATCCACCAACTTGGGTGCTATGTGGTGACTGTTCCAATTGTCATAAGCAATGGTGCGAATATCATATTCCCTTCTCAACTCACCCATCTTGTGAATGATAAAATCATAATCAATCACGTTTCCACTTGTTTCTTCAATGTATTCATTATTTACCCAATCAAGATATTGTATGTTGTTTTTATCGGCTGATTGTGTGCCTTTATCTTCTGGTAACCAAAACCAGTTCTTTGAATAAAATTTATCATCTATTTGCCAAACTAAACTGAATGCAGTGATGTCTGACCGTGATGACAAATCAAGACCACCAAAGCAGGGGTACCCCTTTAGTATTTCTTCATCAAAATCCCATTGACTGGCATCCCATATTTCATCGTTTATCCACCCATCCTTTGATTGTGTCCAAATATTTAAATAGTACCTTTTAAAACTGTTAAGACTTGCAGAACTTACCATTGCTTTTGCTGATTCCTTCTCATATGCACGTTTGCCAATTGAAACATCATAGTTTGGATTTGCTTTTTTCCAAGTGCTTTCACTAAATGGGTCATCATCTTTATCAGCCCCATAAATACAAACAAGCTGTGATTCATCTTCTACCAATCCTTTTGCCACATCAATGGCTTGCTCGTGCCTTTGGTATCCAATGCCATACAGGTCAGAACCCGCCGTGGTAATAATAAAACTCAATGGTTGTTTCCTGGCCCCTTGTGACTTCTCAACCATCTCCAGGACTTCATTATTCTTGTGTACGTGCAACTCATCAATGATGGCCAGTTGTGGGTTAATACCATCTTCGCCCCCTGCTTCCTTACTTAGTATCTGGTAAGTTTTTAAACCACCAATGTGGTCCGGTGCTGTTATAGAATTACGGTAAATATTACACTTTGATTTCAAACGTGGTGATTTTTGTATCACTTGTTTGGTGGCTTCAAATACTAACCCTGCTTGTTTACGGCCCCAAGCAACACCAACAATTTCACTTCCACCTTCACGTTCAATGTCTATGAATACACAAGCTATTGATGCAGCCAAGAATGATTTGCCGCTTTTCTTTGGTATCTCAATGTAAGCACTGGTGTATTTTCTAAGTCCAGTATCTTTATGCTTCCAACCAAACAATGGTTTAATGATGTCATTCTTTTGCCAATCTTCCAAGATAAATGGCTCACCTGCTTTGTCACCTTTCACGTGCTTCACATTATCTTCAATGTACTTCACCACCAGATTGGCTGTGCGTTCATCAAAGTAATATTTGTCTAAATCGTTTTTTGTGAAATCAGTTTTATATGCCATCAGAATAAATATCAGTTTTAGTTTCTGGTTTCTGTTCCAATTGTATTCTCGTACGTGCTGAAGGACTAAACCCAAATTCTTGGCTCAACCTTATGAACTCTTTTCGAATCTTGTTTAGTTCCATATACAACGGGTCTATTCTAATGGTTCCCTTTTCATCCGTATATGTTCTATTTTTGGTGTTGGCCTTTAACCATTCCATTTCACCATACACATAGCAATATTCCTTGAACATTGACAAATCAATGAATGAGATATAACCCCACATCTTTTGTGCTTGCATCAATTGGCTGTTCCATATCTCTTTGGCTTTGTCATTCAAATCATCCGGTGGTGTTGGGATTGTATCGTGTACCCAATCCAATGCATTTGCATCAGCTATTTGATCATCGTGCTTTGATGGTTGATAATAACCCTTTTTTATTGTTATTGCTTTTGGTGGTGGTAATGGTCCTCGTTTTCCCATATTATAATAAATTTCTCATGTGTGGTAAATTGTTTTTTATAATATATTGATCTCTAAAAATAGCAGCTTCAATATTATTTTTAAAATTACCTAAATCGTGCCTTTTATTTTTAAAATTAATTAAAACACGATAAGTGTTAGATTCTTTATTTTTATGAACACCTATAAAACCACTTGTATTTTTTACGGATCTTCTGTTTGCTGCATTTATATATGGCTCAACATAGCGGCAATTTAATGGCTCGTAATTACCATTATTGTCAATTCTATCAATTTCCAACCCTTTTTTGTATCCATTTTTTAATGACCATTTTTCAAACTCATAAAAATCATTTTTCCATAAATCACAAATTTTTATTCCTCTACCACCATAATTTTTATATCCTGGATGTTTTTTGCTTGTGCATCTATACTTAACACTATGCCAAACACTATGCAAATCTCTGTCGGTTATATTAATACCATCTCTTTTAGGAATTTTTTTATTTACCCTGCCACCTAAATGATCAACGCACCATTTTCTTTTTTTAGTAGATTTAATTTCAACGCCACAAACAAAGCAATTACTTAAAATAATAGTTTTTAATTTATGTTTACTTTTCCAATTTCTATAACATACATCTGATGTAAAACTTTTATGTTTCTTGTTTAAAACATCAAACGCTTTTTTTACCGACCCAAT